ATTGGGGACTACACCTACCCGATTTGGGGTGGCGAGGCTCTGGTGAAGGTCACAGCAACTTGGGGTTGGTCTTCTGTTCCCACCGCAATCAAGCAGGCAACTATTATTCAGTCCTCAAGAATTTTCAAGCGCCTAGATTCACCTCTTGGTGTTCTTTCAAGCCCAGACCTCGGCTTTATTCGAGTCGGCTCTCGCCTTGATCCAGATGTTGCACAACTGGTTGACTCTTACAGAATTGTGAAGTTCGCGTAGTGGCAAGCATTACCGCTATCCGTTCTGGCCTTTCGACAAGACTGGCAACAATCACCGGTCTACGCTCAGGGCCAACCATTCCCGACAATGTCAATCCGCCTTATGCGATTGTCGCACCAACAACTGTGGAATACCACCGAGCTTTCAACAACGCACTATCAACCTATAATTTCACGGTGACGGTAGTGGTCGGGCGAGTGTCAGAGCGCACTAGCCAAAACAGTCTTGATGCCTATTGTTCACCAACCGGTGCAAGCAGCATTAGGGTAGCCATTGAAGCAGACAAAACCCTCGGCGGTGTTGTCTTTGATACAATAGTTACAGGCATGAGAAACTACGGCTCAGTCACCCTCGGTGAGAACACTTATCTTGCCGCGGAATTCGATATCGCTGTGCAAGCAGACTAAACAAAAGGAAAATCACAATGGCAAAAACTGTTGTAACTAGCCGTTATGTGTCAATCGGCACAGCGGATGTATCATCAGCCCTTTCAGGTGCATCTCTTGAGATCACCGTTGAAGAAGTAGACAAGACCTCACTAGGAAGCGCTGGATGGCGCGAAGTAGCAGCAGGCCTAAAGTCTGGTTCTGTAACCCTAAACTTCCAGCAGGACTTTGGTGTTGGCGGAGTAGATGCTTTGCTTTACCCACTAATCGGAACTGAAGCGACTGTAACCATTCGCTCAAGCTCTGCAACTGTTTCTGCAACAAACCCTGCTTACTCAGCAGTAGTTCTAATCTCTCAATACACACCAATCAACGGTGCTGTTGGTGACTTGGCTACTTTTGATGTGACCTTCCCAACTGTTGGCGCGGTATCTCGCGCAACCGCATAAGGATAAAAATGAAAATCAACCTACGCGCCCTATTCCTTGATGGCAACAGCAAGGAGATCACCTGCTCCGCTTCAGACCTTGTAAAGTTTGAAGACAAGTTCAACATCTCAGTAAGCCGAATTCAGGAAGAAGTGCGAATCACTCACCTTCTGTTCTTGGCTTGGGCTTCTGAGGTTCGCACCAAATCCACCGCTTTGGATTTTGAGGCTTGGACTGAAACAGTTGAATCTGTTGGAGCGAGTGAACTCGACCCAAAATAGTAGGGCTTGGCGATTCATCAAGTCATTGGTATATCGCCAGCCTCGCTGTTGAAACAGGCATTGCTCCCTCAGCTCTTATGGCCGAGTCAGACAGAATGCTCTGGACTATGGGCAGGTATCTTGTGTACCGCTCGCAACAAATGAATAGATAGAAAGACCCCCGACTACGCATCGGGGGCTTTTCGCTTCTAAGGTAGAATTGAGATTATGGCTAAAGATGATGTTGTGCAGTTTTATGGTGTAAATGAAACCATCAAACTAATGCGCAAGTTTGAGCCTCAAATGCTCAAGGATTTGCGAAGAGACATCCGCCAAATTGCTCAGCCAGCAGTATCAGCAATCAAATCAAACTCGCCAAAAGTTGCACCGCTTTCTGGCATGGCTCACAATGGCCGAACCGCTTACAGCACCCCAAAGGTGACTGTGAACATTACACCGGCTCAACGCGCTAAAGCTTTTGGCTCAACTACTTCTAACCTGGTTGTTATCAACGCCACAGGCTCAGGGAAGGTTTACGGCTTTGACATTGCCGACATGGCAGGTCGAGCCAATCAGGCTGGCAAGTATTCCCAGACTCGCAAGTTTGTGGATCCGCGAACAGGCCAAGTGGTGCGCCGAAGAATTAACGGTCAGGGAGCGAACCTAATTAGGGTTCTAAACTCTCGCGGTGGCCCAGCCTCTCGCTATGTTTACAAAAACATTGAAGATAAACTGCCAGCAATTAGACAACAGGTTGCTCGCTCGCTAGATAGAACTATTGGCGAATTCAACAGAAAGTTGTGGAAAATCTAATGTCAATCAAGGCGATAATTGCAACCCAGTTTGACGCTACTGGTATAAAGCGGGCAGAAAAGGCTTTTAGCGGTCTTAGCAAGTCCATCAAGTCCACAGTTGGCACTCTTGGCCTAACCATTGGTGTGGCTGCCCTTGTAAATACCCTAAAGGACGCCTCTAAGGCCGCGGTTGAAGACACAAAGAGTCAAGCGCTCCTAGCCAACCAACTAATGAACAGCGTTGGCGCTACCAATGACCAGGTCACCGCTGTTGAGGCCTCTATCAGCGCGATGCAACTTCAGGCTTCTGTTGCCGATGATGTTATTCGCCCAGCCTTTGCTCAACTTGCTCGAGCTACTGGTGATGTCACTAAAGCCACCGAACTAACCCAGTTAGCCCTTGATGTTTCCGCTGGAACAGGGCGCGACCTAAACTCGGTTGCTATTGCTCTTTCAAAGGCCTATCAGGGAAACACCACCGCACTTAGCCGACTAGGTATCAAGGCTCAAGATGGCGTGAATGTCTTTGACCAGTTGAAGCAGCAGTTCGCTGGATCAGCAGAAGCAGCCGCTCAGAATGACCCTTACCAACGCCTAAACATCATCTTTGGCGAAATTCAAGAGCAAATTGGTTTGGCTCTATTGCCAGAACTAAACAACTTGGCCAACTACTTTGCTAGTCCAGCAGGCCAAAAAGAACTTGCTGGTTATGCCGAACTAATCAAGGAATTGGCTAAGGTCTTTATCTTTGTTGGAACAACTGTTGCCGAGTTCCTAGCGGGCTTCAAGGTTGTCGGCGCTGCCTTTGGCAAACTCTTCAAGGGTGACTTTGCTGGCTTTATCGAGCTAATGAACAGCCGAGGCATGGTTGATGCTTTGGCAAAACTTGACAATATTGGAACTGAAGCTTCCAAGACCGCTAATAACAAAATCACCCTGAATGGCAATTTAGGCACAATTACTCCAACTGGAAGCAAGACAAGCGGAACAGCCAAAAAGACTGCCGCTGAGGTTGCTGCTGAAAAGGCTGCCGCTGCTCTAAAGAAGGCAAAGGAAGCCCTAAAGGATTTCCAGAATGGCCTAATTGAACTATCTACTGGCTTTGAACCGCTAACTCAAGCAAGTTCTGATCTAGGTGAGTTCCAGCAAACTGTTGTAGACACCTTCAATGAAATAAACAAGAAAATTGCTGAAGGCATTGCCAACAAGACCATTGGCACTAAAGGCCTTGACTCGCTTCGCACTTTCCTAAAGGCTCAACAGAACCTTCTTGAAGAGAATGCTCGCCAGCGCGACGCCATTATTGCCAAGCGCACACTTGCTGAGGCTCTTTACAATGATGTCAAGTCTGCTCTTTCTGGAACTGGCAACCTTGCCGGACTTCTAGAAACTCAGACTCGCTCAATCACCACCTCAGTAACTAAAGTCATTGACGGATTCTCGGTAACAACTAAGAGAACAGTTGATGAGGTTGTGGGTGGCAATGGAGTTATTAGCAAGCTAAAAGATGTAGTCACTAAGACTAAGGCTTTTGCTGCTCAATTGACAGACTTGAAGGCGCTGGGCCTAAGCCCTGACCTTTTTAAGCAGATTGTTGAGGCTGGCCCAGATGTGGGTGGCCAGTTGGCTAAAGAAATTCTTGCTGGCGGCGCTGATTCTGTCAAGGCTCTAAATGAAACCTTTACCGAGTTAGAAACTGTATCTAAGTCAGTTGCCGAGCAGACCGCTGTTGTGATGTATAACAACGGTGTTGCTGTTGCAGGCGGACTTGTTGAGGGCCTAAAATCTCAAGAGCAGGCTCTTGTAGATGCGGCTAAAGCTTTGGCTGATGCTTTCAACGCTGCCTACCAGGCAAACATTATGGCCTTATCTGTTCCTGAAGCGCCAAGTGTGACACCTAAGGTGACAGCAAAAACAACAGTCATTGCTCCAAAGGTAACCATCAAGGCAACTCCTCAGACTAAGACCGATGCTCAAAAGGCGGTAGCAACCATTAACAAGTATTACGCGGCCAACCCGACAGCAATCAAGCCAAGCGCTAACCCGAATTTCTACGCTCATGCCTGATCAGTTAGTTGAAATTGGTTTTGAACTAGTCCTACCAACTGGGCCATACTTTACCCTCGATGATCCAGTAAAGGGACAGTTAGATAACACCACTTATACCCTTGCTGGCTTCCAGTATTATGACATCACAAACTATGTGACCAGCATTGAGGTGACTCGAGGCAAGTCCGATGACATTGCCACCATTTCTGCTGGAGAACTAGTAGTCGAGCTGAATAACCGCACCCGCGCCTTCGACCCAACCTATGAGGCTGGGCCTTTCTACGGCAACATTTTGCCAAAGCGCGTGGTGCGTTACTCGGTAAATGGCATTCAGCAGTATCAGGGCGTTCTTGATGACTGGGGTTTGAACTACACCCCTGACGGCGATGCTGTTGCTAACTTTGTTGCCTCTGACGGCTTTGTGTATCTAAATAATCAAACTCTTGCCGCTGGAACAGCAACCGCTCAATTATCGGGTACTAGAGTCACCGAAATTCTAGACAGCGAATTTGTGCAATGGCCAGCAGCAGACCGCAACATTGACCCAGGTATTGCCACTCTCGGTGCGAATGTTGTGGAAGATGGCCAACCAGTTTTGGACTACTTGCAAGCAATCGAACAGTCAGAGCTTGGCCTATTCTTTA